AGGAGGGAGATCAAGAAGCAATCCAAAGGGACCTTCGCCCGTGATGGGAGTTCTTCAAGGAACCTTGCAATGAAGCTTGGTGACGCGACCTTACGAGGACCTCTGTGGATTAAGTTCCGCAGTGGACCCAGTTTGGGATTGGTTTCGAAAGCTTGAATGCTTTCGCTTTTACCTCGTTTGTAACTTGGTTTTCGCTTCGTCTTCGGACACCAGTTAGTAGGTTAGATACTCTCCCCTAGACATTTCACCTCCTTGAGAAGATTCGCTGGATCACTGCAATGCACAATTTGTGCGGCCATTCTTGATAATTACTTCGTTTGGTCTGCATATCACTGCTTTCTTGTAGAGGTCGTGTAGAGCCGTGACTCGTAAATGTTCACAGGTTTGTCTCCCCCCTATTCTCTGCCCGTTCCCACTAATCCACCGAGGTGTCTGGCTTGTTGCTCAGAGCCGGTTCGGTGAGTCAACCCAACGTGATGTGGGGTGTTCGGGAACCCAGACTCTGTTCAGAGTCTCAAGGCTATAACAATCAGGTGTGGGACACTTGCTCATGCCCACACTGCACTATGAGCATCTAAACAACAAAATGGTAAAGGACGGAAAAACGGAAACAAGGGCAAGAAGAAGACACCAGCCCAGAACATCCAAGCGATGTTACGATCAGAAGTCAAGAAAGCGAGGAGGGAGATCAAGAAGCAATCCAAAGGGACCTTCGCCCGTGTCGGCGCGAATCTCGGCGGCATCCTTGGTGCTTCGTATGGACAAGCCAATTTGGGCCGCTCGTTTGGCGGTTTCATTGGTAGGGGCCTATCCCGCGCCACCGGTTTTGGTGACTACGAGGTTCGATCGAACTCTCTCGTAGCTCCTACCGTGGTGCCCGATTTTGGCCCAAACTCCGTGCGGATCACTCACAAGGAGTACTTGGGTAACGTTGATGGATCTACGAAATTTGAATATCGTCAGTATCCTCTCAACCCAGGTATGGCAACCACATTTCCATGGCTCTCCGGAATCGCTCGCAATTATCAACAATATCGTATGAACGGTGTCATCTTTCAATATGTCTCAACCTCAGCCTTTGCCCTCGGCACGACGAACTCGGCCTTAGGTAAAGTCATTCTTGCAACTAACTACAACGCTGAGGACCCTAGTTTCACATCTACTGTCGGTATGCTTGCAACTCAATTTTCAAATTATTGCAGGCCGGCTGACAGCATTCAGCACGCCATCGAGTGTGCCCCAACTGAGACAGCTAATAATGTATACTATGTACGCACTGACCTTGATGGTACAGGCAAGGATCTCAGGCTCACTGACATTGGATTCACGGAGATTGCTACCGAAGGGATGCAGTCTTCATCTGAGGTCGGTGGTCTGTGGATCACTTATGATATTACTCTTATGAAACCTATTCTTAACCCACAGAACGCTATGTCAGATGGTTTTGATCAATTTGTCATGATGTCGAATAATGACAGTCTTGTCGATAGCAAGCAGACTGTCCGCAACGGTTACCTTGGTGGTACCCTGAGCTTCGACGATGGCAAGATGATCTACTATTTCAATGAAGGTATTTCTTCTGGATACTTCCTTTCCGTCATTGAATTCGACACAACCACTGAGAACAAGATAACTCACACATCCCCAGGATCAGGTTTTCACACCTACAACAATGCTGGCATTGTTTTAGATTCTGACAAGGATGGCCCTTTTAATGCTTTTAGTATTGGGGGCGGCGGTGCGATTTGCTCCAATCTTACATTCCCACCTTACACGGTTGGCGGCACTGCTGCTGAGGCCATCATTGTTGAAGTGTTTCTTGTTAACGGTCCGGAACCCTGGATTCGTTTGCAGAACGTTCAACTTGCTGGCGTCGGCATTTCTTGGCGTTGGTCTATCTTTCCACTGTCGTATAATAGTAATCCTCAGGTTCCAATATCCTAAGCGTGTATACTAAACTAGATTATATTCATATTCTTTCACCTTTCTTTTCGGCGGCTTAATCCTTCTGCTGCCTCGTTTACTGCTTTCCTCAAAGCGGGGTCTCCCACCACACGGGCGTATGTTCAAACTGGGTGGACCTTTCCCACCATCCAGTCCCTCTCTATCACCTAGCAGCACCTCTTGAACACCCATTTCCTATCCTACCCGATCCTTTGCACTCATATCAGCCAGGAAGCGAGATCCAGGGGCCTATCCACGATGCCCACTCAGGTTAATAGCCTGTTAGCTAGAAGCGCTGGAGCCGTGAAACTGTCATTAATTATGTCACGCAAAAGACCACACTCAGGGGACCAACCCTCCCCGGTAGACCTTATCTTGCGCAACCCATCCGGGCCGCACCCCGAAGGAATTCTCTCTACCCACGTACGCGTTACGAATGTCGGGTCATCACGGTCAGTTAGCACCACGGATGGCACGACATCACTAGATACTATTATAATTAGAGATGATAATAAAGGAAATGACCAGAAAGGTCAAAGAGAAGTCGCGACTTGTCCATATTGTTGCAAGATCTTCACCGTCCGCAACATGCGCTTACACACCATCGGTACTGAACTTAATTACTATTGTTCTTATTACTGCATGACTAAGTATTGCGACGATTCCGATGAAGATGACGAGGGAGACATTGAGGATTTGCTCCGTTACATCGGGCCACCTCGTCTCTATCGCCACCAACGCGACTTTGATTCCACATTGGGATACCCGGGTGAGGGTCCCTCTCGTGAATATTACATTAGAGCCATCCATGCCACCTACCCGGCAGAACACGACTGCCCGAAGAAAATTGTTTGTAGAGTGGAAGGTGAATGCCATATTGTTGGTCATTATCACCGCCTCCGGCCGCCTAGCAAGAAGAAGAAGCCGGAGAATAAAGATGGCAAGGAAAACAAACCCCTTAAAGGAGCCGAGCGGAGACTCGCTGAAAAAGGGTTTCTGTGCGCAACACACATCACTGGCGCTGAGTGTGCACAGAATCATTATCATTGTACGGGGCAAACACTCGCCTCGCAACTTTCAATCCAGTATATCAATGATACTGATCTCACCCCGGCCGATCTTCTCGATGATGAAGATGAGCCCTTACCTCTCCTTGACATCAAGGACTTCCCCACACCAACAGTCACCAAGACCAGCTCTGCTGGACCAATCAAGGCATCCCCTCCCAAGCCGAAGATTGAGACCAAGACTGTTGTGGTGGCGGAAGTTGTTGAAACCAAGGATGAGGTAAAAACACCAACTATGATCTGGGGGAACCCGAAAATACAACCGTTCCCAGCAACTACCGACAAGACGATCATCGGTCAGTTCATGTATGAAGAGATGAGGAGGCTCACCGACGAGGATGACTTCGAAGTGTGCGTTATTGTTCAACAACTATTACGTCGGGCGCCACGTGAACTATTATTAAGTTTCACTGACGATAACTTTCGCAAGCTTTGTGATGAAGCGGCTGAGGAAGTCGTCCGTGAGTTTGGGGATGACGAGAAAAAGTACCCAACGTTCACACCAACCAAGGTTATTTTGGATGACAAACAACCTGCGCCCTCCGCACCTAAGGCAACAATTGGAGTTTGGGCCGACCTCACCACGGATGAAGACACGGATGCATATGTCGATGTCAAGTATACCATCCCCGCTAGCAGCACACCAGTGGCCAGTGCTGCCAGTCATACACCAGTCACAACACAGGTACCTGGGCCGGTACCTGTCGTTCAACCAACAACCACCACGCAGACACCTGGGCCGGTGCCTGTTGTTCAGCCACCCGCCCAGCCTCAGGTACCAGGGCCGGTACCTCAGGTGGTCCCCGCCCAAACACCCGCGGCAGCGCCAGCCAACGGTGACAATACCATTGTGGACACTCCTCGGGCCTTACCAACCTGGAAGGAGTTTTGTCTGCAAGACAAGTTAGGCATTGCGTTAGTTGATGGTTATCTCGAGATTCAGCACGGCATGGTTCTGTTTCTCTGCGAAGTCGCAGCGACCTTGAAATGGTACGACTTCCCGTGGATCCATGAGGCTTTAGTCAAGCTTCTGGGTGCCACTGAGGTGACCACTGTCAACTCCAACGTCCCACTCGAGTATCTACCTGAGATTTTGAAGACTGAAAGCGCTGTTCGCACAGAGACTTCTATCCTAGGTGTATCACTTACCAGCTCATCCCATCGCACTAAGATCACACATCTTCTGACCAGTCTTGGTCTTAAGAGTTATTACATGGGATCCATCTATCCAATGCTCGCCCGGATTTTGACCACCCGGCCCGACTTGCTCAAGATGCAGTCAGTCACTTCTGACGGTAAGATTAATACTCGCTGGCTCAACGCGGCAATTGCCGCCTCAACGCAATACAACCTTATGTACCCTGGTTGGGTTTCTAACAAACAGGTATTTCTCAACACTCTCGTATATGCCATGAACCAGAGCGCTATTTTCCGTGGTACCACTGTCAAGCTAGGTGCAAAGACAGTGCCGGATTTTCGCGACCTGGGGTTATAACTTTCCACATCGAGCCTGTGTCTGTGTACAGGCTTGGTGTGGATGAAATTGACCCAAAAGACATTACTAAGAAATTCTACTTCAATCCAAAACGCTTTAAAATTACCCGCGGTAAAGAGTTTTTCGTCAACGGGGAGGTGATCTTTCCAAAAACATCATCAGTTGACGTCAAACGTGACGGGAGTTATCGCACGAGAATGGGTGCTCTAGTCGCCATTTTCGCCCTTATTTACGGTAACTCTAATCACAATGTCCGCTACGCACTTCGCAGGCTCTTATCATCTCGTTGGCCAATCATTTCTACTATGGACGAGATATATTTCGCCGCTCAAGCTAAATTCATCGCACAACACGCCGACGTCTTACTTGCCATGGCTGCACGATACGCAGAATATTTTGACAAGTACGACGGCATGGCGCATGAAGCCTGGATCCACGCTGGTGATCCTCACATCAAGAAGGACATCAGGATCGCAGCTCAGAAAACGCTTGAAGAAGATGCTACAGAATTTGACCGCCTATGGCTTAAGTGGGTCTGGTACAAGATGAAGAAAGACGAGTACGCACGCTTTGGAAAATACCCGCGCATGATCGGCGACCTTGGAGTCGCTGCGTCCTTGCAGGGTTTCCGACTGACTTACTTGCTTAAAACTGCGCAGGCTAGTGAGCCCCTTGTACACCACGGTGTGCAGATCGAGTTCATCAAGTCTCCCGACCCATTCATCCTTGAGGAAACATTTCGCAAATTGATCGACCCGCCAGGCAAAGGGTACTTCTGTTATTTTTCTGATGACAGTTGCGCCTCCATGAGAGATAGTTCCGGCAAGGTACACACCTTCAACGTCGACATCTCTTCATGTGATGCTTCACACTCGACTGCTCTATTCAATTGTCTCCTTTCACTGATCCCGCCCTCACATCGTGACGATGCTAAGCGGCTGGTTGAGCAGTGTGAACTCCCTATTCGAGTTTATGACATTGGAAATCGTCGACAGTATGTTGTTATCACGCCTGACGGCCCAAGACTCTATTCCGGTAGTACACTAACCACCGCCATCAACGGACTCGCGTCAATGCTTATTGGTATTGCCATCGCTGAGTCAGGTGCTTGCACGGCCAAAGATGTTCGCCGCGCCGCAGCACGTGTTGGTTATGTTGTTACGTGTGACGAAAACAGTGACTATTCCAAGTTGCAATTCTTAAAGAACTCACCTGTTTACGACACTAACGGAAAATTACGCCCGATTTTGAATCTCGGTGTTTTACTACGCGCATCTGGTACATGCCGTGGTGAAGCTCCACTTAAAGGTCTATCCATGAAGGAACGTTTTGAAAGCTTCCAACATGGGTTGTTACTGGGTGCTTACCCCCATGCACAATTTCGACTCCTACACAACATGAAAGCAATGGTTCAACACGCAACTCCCACTTTTACTGACGAATTCGTTCACAAAGTTGCGCGCAATGATGCCTATCCTTCATTCCATGTTAGTGACGAAGAATTGTACAAGCGCTATGACCTTGACACATCTGGTGTCGCCGATGTTAATCTTCTCGGCTTCTGCGGTTTCGAACAGGAACTCGGAAACCCTGGTCTCTCGAAGATTCTCAAAGACGATTACGGGTTGTCATGCCGGTTCCTCTTTCGGGACTGAGCGACACCTGAAAGGCCGTCCAGACGGTGGAAAACCTTGAACATCCCCCAATTGTACAAACTGAC